AATTTTTATTTCACCAATTGTACAAGAATCCGTAAAAGCATCAACTGCTAAATACACAGCTGAAAAATTAATAACAAAAAGAGAAGAAGTAAAATCTTTAATAAATACAATGATTAAAGAGAGATTAATGATGTATAATTTAGCAGTTCAAGATGTTTCAATAACAGAGTTTAAATTTAGTGAACAATTTAGTTCTGCAATTGAAGCGAAACAAGTTGCTGAACAAAAAATATTTACAGCGTCTAATGATTTAAAAAGAATTGAAATTGAAAAACATCAAACAATAACTCGTTCAGAAGCTATAAAACAACAAACTATAAATGCAGCTGATGCACAAGCATATCAATTAAAAGTTATTAGAGAAGAATTGGAAAAAAATACAGATTTAATACAATATAAATATATTGAAAAATGGAATGGTCAAATGCCAAATGTATTAACATCATCAAATGGTAATTTATTACAAATTCCAACAACTATCAAATAGAAAAAATAAAAAGAAATGGAGTGATAAATAATGGATAAAAAACAAGAAATGTTATTTCAATATACAAACAACGGATACGAGTTAATAGAGGACAATGGAACTTACTTTACTTTTAGACGAAAGTTTAATACATTAGCCTTCATATTGCTTTTAGTATTCACATTTATAGGTGGTTTACTTTACTTACCATATCATTTTACTAAAAAGAAAATGATAGTTAAATACAAATAAGGAGAAATAAATATGTTAGATTTATTTGGAATAAAAAAACTAAAACAAAGAATTGCAGATTTAGAAAAACAAAACAAATTATTAGTCTTAGAAGTATCGGACATAGTTAAACACAAGTTTAATGAAGTATCAAATAGCTTTGATAGATTAATATTAACAGAAGCAGATAATCTAAGAGCAGAATGGAAGCAGTTTGAAAAACATAATAAAAAGTTATTTCAATACAAAGAAAATAAATAAAGGTATATTTAAACATATCTGTCTTATATATTAATAGAAAATATATTTAGGTAGATTATGTGAAAGAAACCATTTCTTTAGAACTTTGTGGAGAAATAATAATTTACAATAGCTGTCTAAAGCGATATATTTTCAATAACAAACGATTTAAGAATTTAATTGAAGTCCAATGTTATTTAGAAGAATATAATACAGACTGCTTTGATAAAATAAGGAGTTATAAGTTATGAATTTAAAAAATATAAGTATCGGAGAATTAGATTATCTTAAATTACTATTAAAAATAGATATAGATGAAACAAAAGACAGTTTAGAAGAGATAGTTAAAGATAAACAAAATAATGTAAAATACTTTGGAAGAGATAGTTTATACAAGAAATTATATAAACAACAAGGTAATAAGATAGATTTATTTATTAAATTAGATAAGATAGTAAATTCAAATAATTTTTTGAGTGAAAAGAAAAAGATAGTTAAAAAGAAATGAATGTATAATTTAGTATGTTGAAATAATAGTAATTGACTTAAATCAATTAGAATGAATGCATGATAGATATAAAAAAAGGTGATAAAATGAGAAAAAATAGTGTGGATTTCATATCTTTTTATGAACAAGAAGATAAGATACCAATAAGTAAGTTAAAGAACAAGTATATAACCTTGTTTTTTGATGATATACAAGAAATGGGAATAGAAGTAAAACAGAACATACATGAATACCAATCAAAATTAATAATAGACCCTGAAAAAGCAACTTTAATAACAAATAATGATTTTTGTTTTATAAGAGTATTTGAACCAAATAGTAATGAAAGGCAATTTATAAGTCAATTTGTAAAAGACGAGATTGATAGCCACTTTATAGATGGGGTGGAAGAATGAAATTAAACATATTTAAAACAGAAAAACCTAATAATACAAAACTAAAACAAAGAATAAAAGAGCTTGAGAAATCAAGCCCTTATAAAACTAAATTAAAAGATTATTTATTAGAAGAAAAAGAAGCTATATTAAAAGAATTAATAACTAATTTAGATACAGATAGAAAAGTAATCAAATATAGCTTTACACCTTATAAAACATGTAATGATGAAAGAGTAGATATTTTTTTTGAAGAAAGAACACCAGTAAGCACAATAATAATAGTAAATAAAGCAATTAATTCAATATTAATACTAAAAAGAACAAAAGTGATTAAAAAAAGATTAATAACTAAAATATAATATGTAGGGACAAATATGGCACAAATCAACTATAATCCAAAGACATTAGAGAAAATAGAAGCTTATAGAAAGCTAATCTTAACAGCACCAACTCCTCAACAGGTAAAAGAGAAGTTAGGACTAAAGAACAAAAAAGCCTATGATAATCTAATGAAAGCTTATAAAGATGTATATAATAACGAAGAGATAAAAATACAAAGAGCAAATGAAGTAATAGAGAAAATAACCTTAGTAGAGAGAAAGGCATTTAATGATTACTTAAAAGGCGAGACCAAAGCCAAAGAATACACAGACGTATTAGAATATTGTCTAAAATTACTATCAAGATATGGTTTTGCTCCATCAGAGATAGAAAAGATACAAGTAGAGCATACTGGAAGTGTTAAGCTAGACTTAGTAAATCACTTCAAGCAAATAGAACAAATGCTTTTAGAAAAGAAAAAAGCTTTAGAACATAATATTGACTCAGATAAATGATTTTTTATTAGCAGGAGTAGATTTTCTCCAAAGACATCTTAACATCAGTCCTTATATTTATCAGTACCCTATAATTGATGCTGTAATGAATCCTGTTTATAAGCGAACAACAATAAGGGCCTCAACAAGAAGTGGTAAATCATTTATAATGGCCGGCATATTAATTGCTTATGCTTGTTATTATTCTAATTCTAAAATAGGTATAATCGCTCCAAGTAGAGATAAGACCAAGATTATAATGACTTATATATTAGATTTATTATCTTCTTCAGATTTAGAACAGGTAATAGATTTAGATATGATGGGTCTAACTAAAATGGAACGATTAAAGAGAGAAGTATCTAAAACCAGGGTTACTTTCAAGAATGGTAGCTCTATTGAGATAAAGACTGCTGATGTAAAAGGTAGAGGTTTTTCTTTAATGGGTGCAGGTTATAATGTAGTATCTATTGATGAGAGCTCAGAGCTAAATTCAGAGGTATGGACTAAGATTGCTAGAATGCTATTAGAAAACCCTAATACAAAGATAATAGAGCTATATAATCCTTGGTTTTTAAATCACTGTTATGACCATACCCAAGACCCTGATTGGAATGTAATTAAAATAGACTATCACGATTGTTTAAACGAGGGTAGGTTTAATAAAGAACAAATAGATATGGTTATGTCCGAGATAACTAATCCTATAGACCGTAGGGTTTTATTAGATGCAGAGTTTCCTGACACAGCAGACAATAGCTTATTTTCATATCAAGACTTAATCTTTTCAAAAAGACAAATAACCGAACCAAAAGAGAAGCCAGAGATAAGGTTAGGCATAGATGTAGCAAGAATGGGTAGGGATGATACAATTGCTTATTTAATTTATAGATATGGTGGTTTATTTATAGTTAAGAGAAAATGGACCTTAGATAAACAGAGATTAACTAAATCTGCAGGGGATATCATAAAAATAATAAACGAGATAGGTAATATTGATGTAATCCAGATAGACTCTACAGGTATAGGTGGGGGTTTAGAGGATAATTTAAGAGAATGGCTTGATAATAATGATAGTCATATAGAGCTTGTGCCTATTATCTTTTCAGAAAAAGCTAATGATATTCATAACTTAAATAGAAAATCAGATATATTCTTTAACTTAGCCGATTTATTTAGTAAGAAGAACATAATCATTTTAGAAGAAGATAGTAATTTAATTAAACAACTAAGAAACATGCAGTTTGAGGTTCAGAGTAATGGTAAAAAGAAGATACTTGATAACCAAGACAAATCTCCTGACTTAGCCGATGCTCTTGCTATTGGTTGTTATGTAACTAATAATAATGTAATAATAGACTTTGGGTGATTAATATAGACATACATTTATCTAAACCAGTTTTTTTCAGGTGTTTAAAGTGCGATTTATCAAACAAGCCAAGAAGACGGTCTGGGTATTATATAGTTTATATTAATGAGAATCATTTATACTTCAAATGCCTAATGTGTGGGACTAAGTATCGTTTAGACCTAGATAAATGCGAGCAAAAAATAAAGTTATATAAATAAAGAAAAGTATATTTATATATATATATATCTACTACTTAAAAAAAGAGGTTTATTATGGGTAATTCTTATATTCCAAGAAATCTTGGACAGACAAAAATTTTTTCTTTACAAACTAAAAAAAATTTAACTGGAAGTTATGCTAATTTTGGTGATAAAATAAATGCTGAAGGTTATAAATACATTGGTATTTTTATTGATACTGATGTAAACGATTCAGAAAATGTAACTATACAAGTTAAAGGTGCAAAAACTTCAACTGCAACTAATTTATATGATATTGACGGTCTTTCAGAAAAGACTTTATGGACAACAAGTGCTTCAAATGATTATTTATATTATGAATTTGAAATAGGTAATGTTCCTTTTATTCAATTGCAAGCGAAAGCAGGAAATACTGGTGTAACTGCAGGTTACTTAACAGGTGGGACAAACGCAGAGAGTACTTTTGGTACTTGGGAAGCTGTGACTGATGCAGAATTTGCCATTACAATAGATGGAACTGCTTATGATATAACTGGCATAGATTTTACTGGTGTAACTGATATGGATGATGTAGCTAGTGTTTTACAAGCAGCAATTAGAGCCGAAACAGGTTCTGAAGAAACAGTAGTATGGTCAACAGACCATTTTATAATTACTTCAAGTACTTTAGGTTCAACTAGTGAAGTAAGTGTAGCTTCAACTATATCTGGTGGTTCAGGAACTGATATTTCAGGTGCAGGTGCTTCTGATTGGTTAGATGCTGATGTAGTAGGTGGGACTGCAACAGCAGGAACTGGGACTATTGGGGCATTAACAGTAGAGTATAATTTAAAGTATTAATGTTATTTAAATATTTAATAGAGGTAGATTAAAATGGCAGGATTTAGAGATGGTTTAGCAGTTCTTGATAAGAACAGTCACGACAATTATAGTGTTAGTGATGCAGTAGGAAATAGATTAGACACAAGTTTCAGTGGTGGTATTTATAATAATAACCCATCATTAGTTGGACATGCAAAGGCTGGGTATTATCACATTCACAGTCCTGCTAAGGTGTATCCTACTTTAGATGATGCGGTAACTGTAACAGCGAGTGCTACTGGTTGGACGCTTGGAACTAAGGTTGTAATTGTTCCAGCTGACACAATCACAGAATATTTTGATATACATTGGGTTTTAGTTCACGCAATAAGTGCAACTGATGAGTATGACTCCAAGCACAGACGGCAGGGGTGCATTCCAAGACCCAACACACATCAGCTTCTGGAACGAGAACAGCTTCTGGTACTGGACTAAACCGAACTTAATGAAATACATTAACAACACAGAAATTAGATTTAGAGAGTGCAGGCTTGAGACCATCTATCCAACTGACTGGCATAGGGAGAACAAGATTTGCTATGTTATAGCACACTTAGAAAAATTATGAGAGATTTAGAGGGTTATAAAATGGAAAAAGAAAGAGTTTCATACAAAGACTTATACGAGTTGATTGGTAAATATATATCTGTGGTTAATGAGAACATCAAGGAAACCAACCAGAATGTAAAGGAGACTAACAATAAGTTAGATAACTTACATACTAAGGTTGAGAATATACTCATCCAAACCACCAGAACAAACGGCAGGGTTAATGCATTAGAGACTTGGGAAGCCGAGTGTAACAATATTATTAAAGAACTAAGACTAGACAACAAACTCCAGGACAAGCAGATTGCAATCACAAACAAGGACCTCGCAATGATTAGTGTCAAGGTAGCAGGTATTTTAACAGTTATAGGTTTTTTAATTTATATAACAACAGGTTACATAATATAGAAGTGATAAGAAATGATATATGAAAGTGCAGAAGACATAAAGCAAGCTAGACTCAAAGTAGTAGCTAATCCAATAATGGACCAAAAACCGATAAAGGAGGACACCGAGACAGGTTACACTTCATCTTCCTATGGAGAGAGGGGTTACATTAAGAGGTTCATACCTTATTTTATTTATCGTCCGCCTTTCGGTTATCCAAGAAGGGATATAGACATACTTAATGTCAGAAAGCTCGCACAAACACCTTTTGTATTTTCAGTAATTAAGACTTTATTAGATGAGATTTCTGCTTTAAAATGGGATATTGTCCCTTGTGAAGGAATAGAAGAAGAATCAGTTAAGGGTAAAATTAAGAACATTAAACAATTCTTATATAACCCTAATGATAATGACGAGTCTTTTAGAGACTTAGTCAGACAAGTCGGGAAAGATATATTAGAATTAGATGCAGGAGTTATAGAGAAAGTATATAATCGTAAAGGACTATTAACACAATTATTCGCAGTAGACGGTTCAACAATTTTATTAAACCCTGATGAACACGGGTATATGGGTAACAGAGTAGATTATGTTCCACCTATTGACCCGTCAGTTGTAACTCAAGACCAAATAAAGAACTATTATACTTATGTTCTAACAGAAGAAGCTGCTTACTTCCAATACAACTGGACTGGGGGTATATGGCCTGTGCCTTTTGGTAAGAAAGAATTGATATATATTAAATCAAACACAAGGTCAGATTCTATCTATGGTACATCACCTATTATGGTTCTTTATAACATTATACTCACTTTAATGTATGGTGCACAGACTAATTTAGATATGTATATCTCAAATGACTTGCCTAATGGTATTGTATCTATACTAAATGCTAATAAAGACCAAATTAAAGCAACAAGAGATTACTTCAATCAAAAGATATTACAAAACGATGAGTTTGGTAATAACAGAAAGAAATATTTTAATATACCTATTACCTCAACAGAGGCAAAATACACTCCTTTTAACTTAAATGCAAAGGACATGCAAATGCTTGAGCAACAGAAATGGTTCCAGGAAATTGTTCTATCTGTGTTTGGTGTGACTCCTGATGAAATTGGTTTGTCTTCAACTAATAGAAGCACAGCAAACGAACAATCAAGAATTTTCAAAAGAAAAGCACTTAGACCATTACTTAATTTATTTGAGTATAACCTAACCACAAAATTAGTCTGGGAGCTTGACCCTGCAAAAGAAGTTGAGTTTAAGTATGATGATTACGATATAGAACAAGACTTTAGAAAAGCAGAATTAAACGAGAAACTTAAACAAACCTGGACAATTAACGAGATTAGAAAGAAAGATAATATGGCTGAGCTTGAAGGTGAGGAATACGATAAAATAGCTGGTGCTGGTGGTATGCAACAAGGCTTTGGTAATTCCTTTGGGCAGAATGATTTCACAGGACAGGATAAAATAGACAACCAAGCTAATAAAGATGATATGTCCAATAATGAAAGAAGCCCAGAGAAAGAAGATAAGTTATTTGAAAGACCAGAAAGCCCATCTACTAAAACAATAGATAATGTTCCTAAAATAACTGATTCAGAGAAGTTATTAAAGAAAATGTATGATAATTTAGAAAAAACTATACTTAATGCACTTGATTAGATATGGCTAAAATGACCCCTGAAGATATTGAAAGATTACTTAAAGAGTTAACCTTACCTGTAGCTTTAGTTTCACAAATCCAAAGAGACTTAAGAATCTCTTTTGAGTTTGGAATTGAAGAAATAGAAAAGATACTCGATAGGAATATCTTAAATGTCAATCCTGCAATTAAAGAATACTTAGAGAACTATACTTTTGATTTAATTAAAGGTATGAATGAAGAGTTAGGTAATAAACTAAGAGACACTTTAAGAAGAGGTTTAATGAACGGCCAAAACTCCAAAGTCATAGCTAAAGAAGTTAAAGAAATATTTGAGATAACAAAGCACAGAGCAGAAATGATAGCACGAACAGAGACTGCAAGAGCCTATAACTATGGTGCAGATTCAGCAGCAAAAGCTTCTGTTATTACAATGGTTAAATATTACTCTGCAGTATTAGATGATAGAACCTCACCTCTTTGTAGAAGATTGTCCAATAAATATAACAAAGATAATCCAATACCAGTAGATAAGGATTTTATTGACCAAGATTCAGGCTGGAGAGGTTTATATCCCCCTGCACATCCAAACTGCCGTTCAAGTGCAATTTACATTCCAAAAAAATAAAGTTATATAAATAAAAAAACAGAGATAATATATATAAGGTGACAGTTTATGCAAAAACAAGAATTGAACTATAATATAACATTTGAACCACAAGAAATCATTACAAAAGGTATAAAAAAATACTTAATTAAAGGTTACTTTTCAACAATAGACGAAGACTTATCAAGCGAAACTGTTACTTTAGAAGGTCAAAAGGATATCTTGGCACAAGTAAAGGGAAGAGTAATAACCTTTGATGCAGAACACGAGATTTATTATGATAAGGAAGGTAAACCATTACCTAAACCTACAAGCAATCTTCCATTAGGTAAAGTAATAGATGCAGAATTAACCGATAAAGGTGTTTATGGAACAGTTGAGTTAAACCAAGATGCTCCAAGATTTAAGAACATCTGGGAGTCCATTAAGAACGGTTTCTTACATTCTTTTAGTGTCGCTTTCTATCCAGTAGAGGCAATTAAAAAGAAAGTAGGCGATAGCTTTAAGAGTTTTGTAAACAAACTAAACTTAATAAATATAACCTTAACAGGCGCTCCAATGAACCCAAATGCGACTTTTACTCCAGTAATGAAGAGTGCAATAAATCAATTAGATAGCTTTAATACTTATGATATCAATCATAATAACAACGAGGTGTATAACATGACAGAAGAAAATATAGCACAACCTCAAGAAAATTTAGAAGAAAAAGTAGATGAAGAAGTTTCAACATCTAATGTAGATAATGAAGTTTCAGAACCTAAAATAGATGTTAAGTCTATTATAGCGAGTTTGAAGGCTGAATTTACAGAATCTTTAAAATCTCAAAAAGACGAATATTCTAAATCTATTGAGGAAATAAAAGAGGGTTTTAATGTTGAATTAAAATCTTTAAAAGAACAAGTAACAAAATTAGAGCACCAACCAATAAAAAAAGCAATTAAAACAGATAGCTCCCAAGTCTTAGCAAAGAAAGAAGAGTTTTCAGTTTTTAATTTAATGTAAAGGTGATATGAGATGTACATAGAAAACAGTGCTTACGAAGCAAGTTTTGGGTCATTAAACAACGGTTCAGTATTCTACGACCCTTCTGAATCAAAAGAAAAAAACGATGCAAGATTAAAAGCATTAAAAAATTATTTATTTGAAAACCATCCAAGATATTCTACTCAATTAAAAGCAATGGAATCAACAAGTGGTGGAGTAGGAACAGCTGGTTATGCAATGTCTCCTGTTTATGTTGACACTATTTTAGTTGACAGAACAAGAAAATTTACTCCTGTTAAGAACATGCTTAAAAGAGTAACTAACATGGGTAGAACAGCAGACTTTAATGTTATTACTGCAAAAGGTGGAGCTTTCACTGCTGGTGAATATGCTAATCTTACAGAAACAAACACAACTTACGACAGAGCTTCAACTGAAATTAAATTCCTTTATTCAGTAGGTAGAGTAACAGGACAAGCTATCGCAGCTATTCCAGGTTATAACTTAGTAGGTTCAACTATAACAGGTTCAGGTTTAGGTGGAGACTCAACAATTGGAACTTCATTTGCTAATAACGCATTACAAACAGAAGTATTCGTTAAAATGAGAGAACTTGCAGAACTTGAAGAAAAACTTTTAATCAACGGAAATGAAACAACTTCAGTTTATGGTGGTGCAAACGGAACTGAATTTAACGGTATCGTTCAAACACAATCAACAACTAACGAAATAGACGGAACTGGTCTTGCATTAACAGAAGACTTACTTAACGAAGCTATCCAAGAGGCATTTGACGATTCAGGTAGACCTGACTTCGCAATATGTGACTCTGCAACTTATAGAGATATAATGGGTATTCTTTCAGAAAAGAAAATCTTAACACAAAACATGCAAGTAACAGAATACGGAACTGTAGCTATAACATGGTTTGGTATGACAGGTCCTATTAAAATCTTCCCAAGTCAATTCTTAACTAATACTACTACAAACAAATCAATTTACTTCCTTGACTCAGAAGTTTGGGAAATTAGAGTATTACAAGATGCAACTTACGAAGAACTTGCAAAAACAAACGACTCTAAAAAGTTCATGATTAAAGAATATATAACTTTAATCTGTAGAGCACCACAATTCAATTCAAAGATTAAGGCTTTAAATTAGGTCTTAAATAACTGGTTAGAAGGGCTTATAGCTCTTCTAATTTCAGGGTTTATGTCTAAAAAATATAAATAGGTGAAAACAAATGGGTGCAGTGAATACAAACACACCAGTAATTAAATTAACTACAATCGGTTCAAACAAGAACGGAGATAAGTTAGGTTATTTTACAGGTGTAGCAAAAGCAACACAAAATGATACAATTACAATAGTAGGTGTTAATCAATTAGTGAAAGTATTAAGTTTAAAATTAGATGCCACTGGTGCATTCGAAACACATACAGTAAGTGGAAAAATAATAACTTGTACTAGTGCAACAGGTTCAGCAACAGTAACTGGATTTGTAATATATAGATAAAATGGTGATTAGAAATGGCAGCAGCATTAAAGACAGCAACTTTTGTTGGTGGTTCAATAGCAGGTGGAGCATCAAAAGCAGGAGAAGGTATTGTTGAAGGTGTTTACACAGCAACAATTGCAACTACATTAGACTGGATTGTATTTTCAGACTTTACAAAAGTATTATATGTTCATGCATATAAAGATGCAGATGGTGTAGACGCAGAAGCATATATTGACGGGACAACTTTAAATAAAGTGTTTGTTACAGGCACAGGTGCAGTAACTATAGTTGTTAAAGGAACTCCAGCAACAGTTTAAGGGGAAATCCCCTTTTTATTTATGAGGTGATTAAATGAAAGTAAAAGGTTATGATGATAGAGGAAATCCAATTTGGGTTTCAGATGATTATCAAGAAAAAAAAGAAGTTAAAGTAGAACCAAAAGAAGTTAAAGCAATCAAGGTATCTGATAAAAAAATTAAAGAGTGATTAAATGTCCTATGTAACAATTCAAGAAGTTAGAAATATTATTGGTGTTTCAGATGTAACTGTAATTCCAGATGCAACAATAACCCAAGCTATAGAGTTCGCTTCTGATGAGTTAGATAGACTTACATTTACTACTTATCTTCCTGCTTTAGATAACGGGACAGCAACAGCAGGTTCAGCAACAACATTAACTGATAGCACAAAAACATGGGAAATTGATTATTATATAGGTTATTCAGTTTATATTTATGCAGGCACAGGTAAAGGTCAAATAAGAGAAATATTAGATAATGCTGCAACATCATTAACCGTTGCTACTTGGGATACAAATCCAGATACCACTTCTAAGTATTTAATAACTTATTTAAGCAAGATAACTGAAAAATACGATGGAACAGCAACTAATACTTTAATGATTAGAAACTATCCATTAATCCAAGTAGATGAGTTAAAGATAAATGATACTTCAATTAGTTTAGATAGACTAACAATTTATAATAATACAGGTAGATTAGTCTTAAATTCAGATGCAGAGGTTAATCTGTTCACAGCTCCAACAACTAAAGATAATTATAATTTAATAGATATAACATACCATTATGGAGTATTACCTGAATATAAGAGAAATGATTTAATCTTTCCAAGCTATATTAAAAGAATGGTTGGTATTATTGCAGGACTCCAAGCTATTGCTTACCAAATGGGTGGAACTTATAATGCATTATCTACCTTTACTGTTCCAAATTTAAGTGGTTCAATTGGGCAACAATACATTAATATAGGTGCAACAGCAGATAGACTTTTAAATGAATTAGACAAATTAAAATTAGAAGCAATTGGCAGATATCCTTACATGGTGTAATTATGGGTGTATATAAACAAATCAAAGATGCAGTAGATTTTTTTTATACTTCAGGGGTATGGTCTGGTGTATCTGTAACAAGAACCCCTATAACCAAAACAGTTAGCAATACATATGGTGATGAAACATTAACAGAAGGGACTAGTGAAACTATTAATTGTTTTATCAGTTTAGATTTTAAAAAAACAAACAGATACTTCACAAGTGAAGAAGGCGAGGTATTATCAGGTGATGCTTTTATATTAGTTAAATCCACACAGACCTTAAACAGAAATGATATAATAACCTATGATGATAACAAATACCGAGTAGCAGATATTTATAGAATGATGGTAAACGGTACTTTAACAGGTATCCAGGGTAATTTATTTTTAATTGAGTGATTATGAAAATTAGTATAGATTGGGATTTAGTGTTTGAATCAATGAAGTTTTATTTAATAGAAGAACTTCAAAGAAGAGCACCAACACATGATGGAGATTTAAAAAGAAGTATCACAGCTGCAATACAGGATGATAGGTTAGTAATTAGTGCTTTACACTATGCAATTTATGTTGACGAGGGTTGTTTATTTGGAAACTCACATAGATATAAGGTGCTTACAAAAAGAGGTTATAAAAGTTTAAAAGATGTTAAAATTGGTGATTTAGTATTAACCCACACAGGTAATTGGAGAAAAGTGATTGCTAAACCAGTAAAACCAATTATAAAAAAAATACCACGTTACACAATTAAAACTAATAATAATTCAGTTACAGTTACAGATAATCATTTAATATATTGTAAAAGAAACAATAAATGGATTTGGATAAAAGCAATGGATTTAAAAGTAGGGGATATTGTTAGAGAGGTTATATGATATGGGGGCTTTAAAAGGTAGAATTCCTTGGAATAAAGGTAAAATAAATAAGCCTAAAGTATTTTGTGATAATTGTGGAATTGAAGTAAGTGTTACTAACCATCAATTACATAACAACAAACATTTCTATTGTTCTCCAACCTGTCGTTATAAACATTGGGTAGGTAAAAATAATCCTATGTTTGGTAAACAAGTATCCCAAAAGGTAATTGACAATATTACTCGTTTAGGTAAGTCACAAATGGGTAATAAGAATCCTATGTTTAATAAAAAAGTAGATAGAAGTGGTAAAAATTATTTTTATGATGATGTAGGTCATCAATGTAGAAGTTCTTGGGAAGTTAATTTTGCCAGAATTCTAAAATATAATAAAGTAGATTATAAGTATGAGCCAATTTCATTTAGATTAAGTGATGGTACAAGTTATACTCCTGACTTTTATCTAACTAAAGAAAATAAATATATAGAAATAAAAGGGTGGGCAACAGAAAGTTTTAAATCTAAATTTGCTTTATTTAAGAAAGAATATCCTAATATTAATATAGAAATTATAGACACTAAAAAATATAATGTGTTACTTAAACAGTATATGCATTTAATTGAATATGAACCTGAAGGTAAACTAAAACAAAATTTTAAATTTAAAGAATCAGTTATAACGGAAATTAAAGTCACAAATTATAGTCCTAAACAAGTATATGATTTAAGTATAGAAATTGATGAAAGTTTTTTTATAAATAATATATTAGTACACAATTCAAGACCACATATGCCGCCAGTTGACGCTTTAGAGAAATGGGCAAAGGATAAGTTAGGAGACCCTGATTTAAAATGGGCCTTAGCTTATCATATTAAAAAATATGGAACTAAACCGAGTTGGTTTATTAGAGATACAATAGAACAAGAGCTTCCAGGAATGTTAGCAAGGGCTTTACAAGTTCCAGGTGCAATTAAAGTTGAAAAATAACTCAAGTGAGTTGAAGATAAAATGGCTTATATAGAACAGACAGAAATAATAAAAGAATATCTAAACTTTTTAAGGAATAGTGATATCTTAACAACAACTGTTAGGGGTGTAACTACTGCTACACAGAATTTTACTTCTACTCAAACTGGTTCAGAGACATTTACTTTAACTAACGCTACTACTTGTAAAAACATTAGAAGTGTGACTTATGATGGCACTCTTTTAACTTATTATACTGATTATACTATTAATTTAGATAGTGGGACAGTCACATTAAAATCTGTTATCCCTACAAAAACCATTGCTATTGTTTATGATTATGGGTCAGATAAAATACACTCTGATTATCCAAGAACAGATTTAACCCTTGCATCTTATCCAAGAATTGCATTTGGGATTTATGGATTTAATACTACAGTCGCAGGCTTTGGTAATGTGTTAAGGAGTAACTGGAGATTTGACATTAGGGTTTATTCTCCTACTAAAAAGCAAACTGATGAATTAATAGATACAATAAGACAGAAAAATATAAGTGCTTATGTTTCTTTAAACTGTGCTAATAGAATTTATCCTGGTAGTTTAAGAGATTTAGGAATGTATGATACTGAAAAAGGTAGAAATAAGATTTATGTTAAAGGCATAGATATAATGGTAATAAACAATTATGAAATAAATTAAAGGTGATTAAAAATGACAAACACTCCACAAACAGCAGGAAGTAGAAGTTATGTTCTATATGGCGAAGAGGCAACCTACAACACAGCAGGAACACCAAATCTGCATTTTGGGCTTGACACAAACTTTGACAACAATTTTAAAAACAACTTAAAATCTAATAGAGGTTTTAAAGGTTCAACATCAGGTGGTAGAGATGTATCTGCTTTCACAGCAGGTAAGGCTGAGCTTGATTTAAGCATGGACTTTGACTTTAACGATGAAGCAATATTAGAATATGTAATGGGTGACTTAACAACTGCAACATATACAGGCACAGATTTCCCTAAGAGTATTACAATTGCACATGCAATAGATAATGTTACAACAGATAGGGACGAGATTTATACAGGTTGTGTAATTAACACTTGTAATATTAAAGGTGCGGAAGGCGAGCCTGTGACTTGTAGTATGAGTTTAAAGGCAGCAGAATTAAATTATGATTCATCATTAACAACAAACACAGCATTATCATCAGATGCACCTTATACTTTTAGTGAGTCAACTTTTGAATTGCCAACAGGCACAGCAATAAATAATGTTATAAATGATTTTGAGATTACAATTGAAAACAACTGGACTCTTCATCACGGAACCAGTAGGACAGCAACAGCTGCAACTCCTGGAGAAAGAAGTTATAGAATAAGACTATCAACAAAATATGTAGATGATAATATATTAAATAAAGCTTTAGGTGGAACAGGTATTGCATCAGACACTCCAATACAAAATGCAACATTTAAGATTGTATTAACCAGACCTAATGATGATACTTTAACATTTACATTCACATTAGCTCCAATTGATAGTTATAACTTAAAAGCAGCTTTAAACGAGCCTATTAGTGAAAGTATTGATATAATAGCAAGTTCCTTAACAGTAGTTAAGGCTTAAATAAACCAAGAGGTGTAAACATATGCAAGTGCTAAACATTGCCGAAGTCGGTGAAATAACTTTAAGAAAAGTATCTAAAAGAGATTGGGAAATCATAAGGAATAACTGTATTTCTATTGATTTAAATACCAAGCAAGAAAAAACCGATGTTGGTAGTTTCATTAAATATTTAATTTTATTAGGAATTGAAAAAGCTCCTTTCTTTAAATCTGTATATCTACCAAAGTCTAGGATTTCAGATGCATTAATTAAAGAAAGAGAAGATGAGTATTATAATTCAGACATAGAACAAAAGGTATTTGATATAATCTCACAACATGTTAGAAATTATAATACTATTAACGAACCTGAAATTAAAGAAGTATCAAAAGAGTAGAGCAATATTTAAAGGGCATGAAAATCACACATGCTAAAACCAATGAGTTAGTCAGGAAGATATTGCTCTGTAAATGGTTGAATTTAAATCCTGACGAAGTAGAAGATATGAGTTTAGAGGATTATCAGTTATACAGCGAAGTTGTAATAAGATTAGAAGGGAAGTCAATTTTATGAGTGGGTATATAATAGATGTAAGAGTTTCAGGAGGCACTGATGTATCACCTGGTGGTGGGTCTTCAACAGGAACTGGTGCTGGTGGTTTATTAGAGGCTGGTGGAAAGTTAGGTGTAATCGCTGGTGCAGCAATGGCTATGCTATCAGTTCTAAAAGATATATTATGGGTCTTTAAACCTGTCCAGAACTTACTTAAAGGTATTGCTAGAACTCTTGGATTATTCTTACAACCTATCGCTGAATTATTATTTTTATTAGTTAAACCCTTATTAGATTTTATAAGGCCGTTAGCTTTATTATTCAGGGCAATGATGATGCCTGTTATGAATTTATTAAGGCAATATTCTTCAACAATGTCCCAACAAATGGCCTCTGGTGACTATGCTGGTGCAACACAGACTGGTGTAGATATGATTGGTCTTGCTCTTGGTGGTTTTTTCATATCAATGGCAAATACAATAGGGCAAGTATTAATAGGTGTAGTAGGCAATCTTTTAAGCACACTCGCAACTAGCTTAATAGATGGGCTTTATACTCTAATTAGGCCTTTATTAGATGTCTTTTTAGGCGATGCTGCAATGGCTAAGATTGATGCAAGTGTAGCTATGCTTAATGATAAAATAACCACTGGTTTTGATAATGGTATAAAGTTTGCATCAGAAGCATTAACTAATGGAACCACTACAATGATGGACGGGTTAGTTGGTTATTATACTACTAAATTAGAAGAACTAAAATCCACTGTTGAGATAGGTGCTCAAACTGGTATTGTAGCCCCATTAAATAATGCAGTTATGAATACAAGTGCAAGCATAACCACACAAACTGATAATCTACAAACCACAACTTCAAATTCATTAAATTTAATGAAAACAGATGTAACTAATATAATGGGAACTACTCTTTCAAGCTCGGTTCCATCACAGTTTCAAGGTGGTTTAAATATAATGCAAAATGCAATAGGTGTATTTGTAGACAATGCAGTAGAGGCTGGTAATAAAATATCAAGTATATTAAGCTCAGCAAGGTCAGAACAAAAAAATGTAACTCAAATAGGGCTTATTAATATTAACAGGATTAGGGGATAATAAATGGCTGACATAAGTTTAACAACTTCAAATGGCACAAAATTTACATTTGCAGAAGGTGAAGTAAAAACAATAAGCTCAAAGATAGTTTCTAATATTGAGACTCAAGAACTCCCAACAACAGGTCCTTCTGGGGCTTATGTGTTTGATTATCAAGGTCCTATTAAAACTATAAGTATAAAAGGCCTTTTATTTGCAACAGGCACTTCAAGGGTATCAGGTTATTCAATAGACACAATTATAGAACAAAAACAATGGCTTGAGAGCTTAATCAACGGAACTCAACAAGCTTTAACATTTACAAGTAACTATGAAACACT